TCAATCCCGATGGCACCATCCTCGCGGGCCACGGGCTGGTGGAGGCGGCGAGGGCAGAGGGGTGGAGTGAGATCGCAGTGCACGTCTATGACGGCCCCTACCCGGAGGCGTTCCTCGCCATAGACAACCGCGCCTCTGATCTCGCGGAAGATGATGAGACCGCGCTGGCGGCCCTGCTGCGCGATCTGGAGGCGCAGGACCAGTTGACTGCCGCGGGCTGGGAGCAGGACGATCTGAACGAGCTGCTGCTGCGCCTGGAGGCGGAGGAGAAGAGCGGCCGGGAAGAGACCTTCGACGCCGACCAGGCGATGGCGGAGGCGGAGCAGCAACAGGGTCCGACGCGAGTGCAGCCCGGCGAGGTGTGGCAGCTTGGTCGCCATCGGCTGCTATGCGGAGACGCCACCGACCCGGCGAACTGGGCCCGCCTCATGGCCGGCGAGCTCGCCCATGCCATCGTCACCGACCCACCCTATGCCATCAACTACCTCGGCGGAAGGGCGGCGCAGGAGGAACGCATAGGGGCGAAGCGCCGAGGGGCCGAGGGACAGGAAGGCGACGCCTACTGGGACGATCTGACCGATGACGAGTACCGCCACCTGCTCACCCAGAGCCTGAGCTTGGCCCACCAGCACTCCGATGACAAAGCCCCGCTGTATCTGTGGTTCGCGAGCTCGCATCTGCGCGATGTGCTGGACTGCATGAGCGAGACGGGCTGGCAGGAACGAAACTTGCTGGTGTGGGTGAAGAACAACGGCGCGGGTGCGCTCTTCGCCCAGTACAAGCACTGGTATGAACCCTGTTTCTACGCGTTCAAGCGGGGCCAAGCACCGCGCTGGCACGGACCGACCAACGAGCGCACCGTATGGGAGCACGATAAGCCGACGGTGAACGACCTCCACCCGACCATGAAGCCACTCGCGCTGATCGAGCGATCCATCACCAATGCCACCGAACTCGGCCAGCTGGTGGTGGACCCGTTCCTCGGTTCGGGCACGGCCATCATCGCCGCGGAGAGAACGGGGAGGCGCTGCTACGGATTCGACCTGGACGCGAGATACTGCGATGTGATCCTGTCCCGGTGGGAGGGCTTCACTGGGGAAAAGGCGGTGAGGGTAGATGACTGAGCAACAGGAGAAGCATCCCGGGGGCCGTCCCCGGCTGACGTTCGACCTGAAGCTGGTGGAGGACCTGGGCAAGATCCAGAGCACCCAGGCGGAACTGGCGGCCGTGCTGGGGTGCAGTCTGGACACCGTGAAGGACCGGCTGAAGAACGACCCCGAGTTTTCCGCCGCCTACGAAAAGGGCCTGGAGAACGGCAAATCCAGTCTCCGGCGCATCCAGTGGAAGTCCGCCCTCGCCGGCAACACCACCATGCAGATCTGGCTGGGCAAGCAGTACCTGGGCCAGCGCGATATGCGCAGCACCGAGCTGACCGGGGCAGAGGGAAAGCCGCTGATCCCCGCCCACATCGTGACCGGTATGGACGAAGGCACGCGCACCTTGCTGCGCGACCTGCGGGGACGGCTACCGAGGGCGACGGGCGCGGAGATGCCCGCGCTGGCCGCGTTGCCCGCACCGGAGCCTGCGGAGAGCGACGCATGAGCGCGACCGTGGCGACCGGCTACGAACAGGATCTGCTACGCCAGGCGATGCTGGACCCGGCCGCTTTCGCCTGGTTAGCCAGCCGGGGCCAGTGGCAGGTGGCCCCGCATCTCGATCTGCTGGCGGAGAGGCTGCTGGACGTGGCCCAGGGGAAGCTCAAGCGGCTGCTGATCCAGATGCCACCCAGGCACGGCAAGAGCGAATTCGCCAGTGCTCACTTCCCCGCCTGGTACCTGGGGACATTCCCCGACCGGCGCGTGATCCTGGCTTCCTACGAGCATGACTTCGCCGCCTCCTGGGGAGCGAAGGCCAAAGACCGATTCACTGAGTATGCTCCCGTCCTGTGGCGGCTCTGGCTGAGGAAGGACAAGCAGGCGGCGGATGACTGGGGGATCGCCGGGCATTCAGGAGGCATGGTGTGCGCGGGGGTGGGAGGCCCGATCACCGGCCGGGGGGCCGACCTGCTGATCATTGATGATCCGGTGAAGTCGGCGGAGGAGGCGAACTCCGACACCTATCGCAATCGCACCTGGGACTGGTATCGGTCCACTGCCTACACCCGCCTGGAACCCGGTGGAACCATCCTGCTGATTCAAACTCGCTGGCACGAAGACGACCTGGCGGGGCGAGTGCTGGCGGAGGCGGCCAAGACCGGCGAGCAGTGGGAGGTGGTGAGCCTGCCTGCGCTGGCCGAACCGAGTGATGTACTGGGGAGGGCCGAAGGCGAACCGCTGTGGCCGGAGCGTTACCCGGCCCATGTGCTGGCCGAGATTCGCGAAAGCATCGGCCCCTACTGGTGGCAGGCGCTGTATCAGCAGCGGCCGGCCCCGCCGGAGGGCGCGCTGTTCCGCAAAGACTGGTGGCGGTTCTACGCGGACCGTGACCTGCCCAAGAGCTTCGACCAGGTGCTGGAGTCCTGGGACATGGCCTTCAAGGACACCGACGAGAGCAACTACGTCGTGGGCCAGGTGTGGGGGAACGTGGGCGCGCGCATCTACCTGCTCGATCAGATCAGAGAACGCATGGACTTCGCCAAAACCCTGCAGGCGGTGGAGGCGCTGAGCGCGCGCTGGCCCCAGGCGCTGCTGAAGCTGGTGGAGGACAAGGCCAACGGCCCCGCCGTCATCTCCGCGCTACAGCTCAAGGTGCCCGGTCTCGTTGCTGTGAAGCCCCAGGGCGGCAAGCTCAGTCGCGCCCAGGCGATCCTGCCGTTGGTGGCGGCCGGAAACGTGTGGCTGCCCAATCCCCAGGAGCAGCCCTGGGTGGAGCAGTTCGTGGCGGAGGCGAGCTCGTTTCCGGTGGGGGCGAACGACGACCAGGTGGATGCGATGAGCCAGGGCCTACAGTGGTTTTTGGGGGTGCGCGATCCGGTTGCGGAGCCGGAGCCGGACTGGGACCCGCGCTCGCCGTTGGCGATGATGGCGGACGCAGCGCGGTGGCGCGAGGAGGAGCAGACGGAGGTGTTCGAGTGAGAGAGGAGGGTGCAGCCGCGGTTGTGCAGGCCCGACGGCGCGCCAGGCCGCCTCGGGAGCGGTCAGTGTCGCTGGCGCCCGGGCCCAGATCCCAGCGGAATCGCTCGATACCGGCCGCCCCTGCCAAGATTGGCCCGGAACGGCGCCACACGTTGGCTTCAGTGCTGCGCTCGGGCGCGGGGTGGACGTAGGGCCGCGGCGCCTATGGGCCGCAACGGCTACCTCACCCCCAGAGTCGTCCCCAGGTAGTACGGCCAGATCACCAGCGCGAGCACCGCCTTCCAGAAGCTCAGATGCAGATACCCAATGGTGAACAGCCAGCCTACGGCCCAGATGGAGCCGCCAGCTCCCGCCGCTCCGCCGCACTTGCCCTGAGCCATACCCGTACCCTCCTTCAGCGTTCCTGCTCTCGGCGAATGCCCCGTGTGCGTAGGCCCTCGCGACCGCGATGGCCAAAGCACGAAGTTCGACGGTGCGCGGCTCGCCCCTCGCGGCGCTGTGTGCCAGGGCGCGCCCTGCCCGCGGCAGAATCGAGCGGTCACGGCCCTGACCTCCGGCTAGGATGCGCCGCGGGACCGGTTGGCCGGCAGATCGGCCACCTGAGCCTGCAGGTCGTCCACCTCCAAATGGGTGTACCGCTGGGTGGTCGTCACCCAGGCGTGGCCCAGCAGTTCCTGCACCGCCCGCAGATTGGGCCGGGCGCGCAGGGCATGGGTGGCGAAGGTGTGGCGCAGCAGGTGCGGGCCGGAGCGATCGGTGATGCCAGCCGCCCGCAGGTACCGGTTCACCAGCAGCGCAATGCCGCGTACGGAGAAGCGCTTCCCGCTGCGATTCAGAAAGAGCGCCGGCTCATCATCGCGGTCGGCGAGATAGGCCAACAGCGCGTCGGCCGCGGGGCGGTTGATGGGCACCCGACAGAGCCGCCGTCCCTTGCCCACTACCTGCAGGGCGCCACAGCCCTGGGCCGGCAGGTGTACGTCCTCACGGCTCAGGGCGCACAGCTCCCCCACCCGCAGACCGGTGTTGTACAGCAGCATCAGGATGGCGCGGTCACGCCGGCCCGTGGGTGTAGCAACGTCGGGCAGGAAGAGGAGACGCTGCACCTCGGGAACGGTGAGGTGTTTGGGGGCCAGGAGCGGCCCCAAGCGGATCGAACGTAGCGCCTGCGCCGGGTTCGTCTCCAGCCGGCCCTCCTCGAACAGGAAGCGGCAGAAGGAGCGCGTGGCGGCAATGGCGCGGTTGATGCTGGAAGGGGACCGGCCTGCCTGCTGCTGGCGGCGGAAACACTCCCGCAGGTCTGCCGGCCGCACATGGTCGAGCGGCCCCGGCAAGGCCGCTAACAGCGCCTCTAGATCCCTGCGATAGGCCCGCACCGAGTGTGCCGACCGCCCCTCCAGCACCAGCGCCCCCAAGAACTCCTCCAGGTCCCGCTCATGCGACGTGCGCCCATGTGGCTGCCTTCTCGCCATCCTCGGCCTCCCTTCTGGCTCTTCGCCAAGTTCCGATAAGACACAGGGGCGGATGTACGGCCGACCCGTCAAGGCGCTTGTGCGCCCGATAGTGCCAGAAGATGCCCAAGGGCGAGCCCATGACGCCACCCGGCGGCCGAAAGCCGCACACGGGCGAACGTGGCGCGGTGTTCACGGCACCGTGCGCACCTGAGGCACCAACCGTGGCGGCCCGCAGTCGTTCGGCTGAGCAGGTGCGCGGACCTGCGGAGTACCATAGGGTTGCTGGCAGGAGTCTGGGAGACCTGGGCGGAACCACCCTCCAGTTGTAGCCGGAGGACAGTGCCGACTACCCCGTGTCCGCTAGTGCCCTGCTCCTGACTGCAGGCATCCGCTCGGAAAGCGTAGGTGTCCGCAGTGGGCGCGAACGGGCTGTCTGGCGCTCGTCACCCACCCGGTCGCCGAAAGGGGGACGAAGATGTTCCTGGCGCACTCAGCTGGCAAACAGGGCAAGGGCAAGCCCCAACCCTTGGCCGAGCACCTGTCGAAGGTCGCTGTGCTCGCAGCGTCGTTTGCCAGCGCCTTCGGTGCGTCCGAGGAAGCTCGACTTGCGGGAATCCTGCACGACTTGGGCAAGTACGGCGATCTGTTCCAGCTGCGGTTGCGGGGCAAGGCGCACGGTGTCGACCACTGGTCGCCCGGCGCATGGGTCGGCCTTGCGACGCATCGCAACATCGCCGCCGCTCTCGCGGTCCAAGGCCACCACATCGGTCTGCAGCAGCTCGACCCCGACTCCTTGAAGGGCATTGACCCCACCAGACTCAGCGCCCGGCACCCGCTGGGGCTACGGCTATCTGAGGCAGACCCTGACGTGCTGGTTCGACGTCTCTCGGAGGACGGCGTGACGCTCCCCACGCCTCCTCCCCTTCTGTACGGACCGTGCCCGCGTGACACTGCCTCTGCGATGCTCGACGCAAGGATGCTGTTCTCCGCGCTCGTTGACGCCGACTTCCTCGACACTGAGGCCCACTTCGACCCCGACGCGGCGCAGAGACGACAGCAGCAGACTGACGCGGGCGCAATCGAGCCGGCCACGGCGCTCGCCGTTTTGCTGAACTACATCGAGGGCATCAGACACCACGTGTCCGCCTCCGACTCCGTCAGGCAGATTCGCGCCGATCTGCTGGCAGCATGCCTCGACGCGGCAGAGTCACCAGGGAAGCTGTGGACGCTGGCCGCGCCGACGGGAGCGGGCAAGACGCTCGCGATGCTTGCATTCGCGCTGCGTCACGCGGCCATGCACGACCTCCGGCGGGTTGTCGTCGTGGTGCCGTACCTGAGCATCATCGAACAGACCGCTCGCGTCTACCGCAGTATCCTCGGGGACGCCTGTGTGCTTGAGCACCACAGCCTGGCCGGGACCGGCTACGAGCGCACAGCTTCGAGCCAGGACGATCTCGATGGCGACAGTGAGGCATACCGCATCCGTCAGGTCGCGGCCGAGAACTGGGACGCGCCCATCATAGTCACGACCAGCGTCCAGATGCTGGAGTCTCTGTTCTCCAATCGGCCGTCGGCGTGCCGCAAGCTCCACCGCCTCGCCCGAAGCGTAATCCTCTTCGACGAGGTGCAGACGCTGCCCGACCACCTGGCTGTGCCGACACTCGCCACGCTCTCGTGGCTCGCCGAGCAGTACCGGACGACCGTCGTTCTCGCCACTGCCACTCAGCCGGCATTCACGCACCTTGACCAGCATGTTCGCCACATCGGGGAAAGTGGCTGGCAACCTAAGGAGATGGCGCCCTCAGAGCTCCGGCTCTTCGACCGCGCCCGGCGCACCCATGTGAGGTGGCCCGACCTTGGTCAACCGAAGTCCTGGGACGAGATCGCTGCCGAGATGAAGGAGCTGCCGCAGGCGCTCTGCATCGTCAACGTCAAGGCTCATGCGCGCGATCTCTTCAGGCTCGTGTTAGAGCGAGCGGACGGAGGCTGCTTCCACCTCTCGACTGCGATGTGCCCGGCCCACCGTCAACATGTTCTGGATGCTGTCCGTACGCGCCTGCCCGATCGGCAGCCATGCCGTCTAGTCTCAACGCAGTGCGTGGAGGCGGGTGTGGACGTGGACTTCCCGGTTGTCTATCGCGCGCTCGGTCCGCTGGAGTCCATCGCCCAGGCCGCGGGGCGGTGTAACCGCAATGGGCTGGAGGAGAGCGGCGAGGTGCGCGTTTTCCTGCCCGGAGACGACGCGTTGCCTCCCGGTGCATACACGCAGGCGACGAGTGTGACCCGCATGTTCCTCAGAGAGCGAGGGAATCTCGACCTCGACTGTCCTGCGCTCTTCGAGGAGTACTACCGACGGCTGTACAGCCTGACGCGACCAGAGGCCAAGCGCCCCGAGCTACGTAATGCCATCAAACGGCAGGACTTCGCTGAGGTGGCGAAGCTGTACCGGTTGATCGGGCAAGACGCGATCAACGTGCTCGTTCCTTACTGCGCTGACGTCTTCGAGACGCTGGCCGCCGAGGCGCGCGACAAGGGTCTGACCGCAACCTGGATTCGGAAGGCCCGCGCCCACACCGTCGGGGTCTACCGCCCCAAGGAGACTGATCCCGTCTGGACGTGTCTGGAGCCGGTGCGCGCGGGCAGGAGTGGCTTCGCCGACGACTGGTTCATCCTCACCGATCCCGCGACCTACCATGAGCATCTCGGGCTGCTTCCCAAGGACGCGCCGTCGGTGTGGATGGTGTAGCGGTGACGAACGAGAGGAGGGGACGCCAATGACGACCGCATGAGATACGACTGACTGGCTGCCGTGTTGTCGTACGAGAGGAGGACTCATGCAAGCAACCGATCAAGTCCTTGAAATCTGGGGCGAGATCGCCTGTTTCACTCGCCCCGAGTTGAAAGTCGAACGGTTCAGCTACCCCGTTATTACGCCGTCGGCGGCCCGGGCCATCTTCGAGGCGATCTACTGGAAGCCGCAGTTCCGCTGGCAGGTGACGCGGATCGAGGTGCTCTCGGAGCCGCGCTACATCGCGTTGCGCCGCAATGAGGTAAAGGGGAAGGCCCCGTCGGATCGGACCATTGGCCGATGGAGGAGCGGGAAGGCCGAGCCCCAGCCCCTGTGGGCCGACAGTGATGACCAGGGAACCGGCCGCACCCAGCGACAGACGCTGGCGCTGAGGGACATCCGCTACCGCATTCACGCCGAGGTCAGGCCGTGGCCCGGGCACGAGTCGGACCTGCCGTCTTTCGAGGCCCAGTTCCGCCGCCGCGCCGCACGCGGCCAGTGCATATACCAGCCGTATCTGGGCTGCCGCGAGTTCCCCGCCTGCTTCCGGCTGGTCGAGCAAGAGCAGCCACAACCAGGACCCATCGCCCTCGACCTCGATCTGGGCCTGATGCTCTACGACGTCTTCGACCTCTCCCGGCCAGGCAACGACAAGGACACGCCAGCGATCAGCATCTTCCACGGCCGTGTCAGCAGCGGGGTGATGCACGTCCCCGACTACTCAGACGACGCGGTCCTCAAGGGCGTCGGGGAGGCGCGGTGATGCTCAACCTTCTGGTGAAGTACGCCTACGACCACAGGCTTGCCCCGGAGCCTGGGTTTGTCCGGAAATCCGTTCGCTGGGCGATCGTATGCGACAGCGATGGTCGGTTCCTTGAGGTCGTCGAGCTTGGGGACACCAGTCAGCGGCGCAACGCGGGCCTGGCGTTCACCAAGTGCCCCGACCTCCCGTCATTCGTCGTCGCCGCAGGCGACAAGGGCGAAAGGCGGTCGCATTTCCTCATCGAGAGCGCCCACGTGGCGGCTCTGTACGGCCTCGATCCTGGGGACGCAAAGACGGAGAGCAAGCACCGCTACTTCGTCAGACTCCTGCAGGAGGCGTCCACGACCATGCCGGAGATCGCGGTCGCTGCCAGGCTACTTGAGGACGAGGATAGCCTCGCGAAGATCCGCGCTGCGTTCGAGGCGCAAAAGGCGAAGCCCACTGACAGCGTCACCGTGAACGTTGCAGGCACTTTCCCGCTGGAATCCGACGCCTGGCATGAGTGGTGGCGCACCTTCCGAGAGGCCCTCACCGGTGGGAAGCAGTCGGGGGAGGTGATGCGGTGTCTTGCCACCGGCGATCTCCGGCCGCCGCTGCTGAGGCAACCCAAGATCAGGCGGTTGGGGGGCCAGCCCAGCGGCGATGCCCTGATCTCCTTCGACAAAGCGGCCTTCCGGTCGTATGGTCTGGAGGCATCGGCGAATGCGGCAGTGTCCGAGGAGGCCGCCGCCGCCTATAGCGCCGCTCTCAATGACCTCGTAGCGAACCGCTCACGGTCTCTTGCCGGTGTCCCAGTCGTCCACTGGTTCGCCAGGGACATTCCGCGTGAAGACGACCCGCTCGCCTGGCTTCATCGGCCCACCGATGAACAGCAGGAACTGACCGCGCAGGTTCGTGCGGAGAAGCTCATCCAGTCTATCCGCACCGGCGAACGCGCCGACCTCGCCGGCAACCACTACTACGCGCTCACGCTCTCTGGTATGTCCGGCCGCATCATGGTGCGCGACTGGATGGAGGGCCAGTTCGAAGACCTGGTGAAGAGCATCTCCGACTGGTTCTCGGACCTCGAGATCGTCTCCCTCGACGGACAGCGGCCCGCCAAAGCCCCCAAGCTGGAGCGCGTCGTCACCTGCCTGCTGCCGGAGATGAAGCAGGGCCAGCGATACGGCGACTGGATCAAGCAAGTCGGTGCCGAGCGCACTCACCTGTGGCGCGCGGCGCTGAACAAGGACATCCCAATCCCCTTCTCGGCGCTCGCCCGAGTCGTTATGCTCAACGCCCGCTTCCACCAGACCGGCGAACTCGAGCAGGCCGCAGAGCGGGGCGGGGCCGGCGCTGCTATCTCCGCGCTCTACGCCCGCATGGGCCTGATGAAAGCCTATCACCTACGAGCCAAGAAAG